AGTGATGAGAAGATACAAAGTGCTGTCACGGATTATTTGAGGGCAAATCCAGTCCTTCCCGGAGCCACGACAGAACAGGCGCAGCAGATCGAGCAGAACAAGACGGACGTTGGTTCACTGAAAACGGAAACTAGTTCGCTAAAGGAAGATTTAGGAAACATAATGGATAATGTAAATCCGTTAACCTGGAACGATGGTTTTATGCTTCAAGATGGAAAAGCTGTTGCTGCTGATGGAAGAAGTGTGTCTGATTTTTGTTTATGTCCAGCAGAAACGCAAGTTGAATATATTTCTGAAACAGCAAATCAGTATGTACAAGGTATCGTTTTTTATGATAAATATAAAACACCTATTATCGGATATGCTAACAATGGTAAAGATGAAGAGCCATGCACAGTTACATCGCCTAAAGGCACATATTATCTTAGATTAAGTGTGGTGAATAGTAATATTGATAAAGCATATTTCAAGAGTAGCACACCAACTGTTAAAAGTTTTATCGAAAGAAATTCTAACCGTTTGATTGCTGCACAGGATACAGATTTTGCAGAAATTGAAGTGACAAATTATATGCTTATTTGCGATATCATCAAAAATAAATCTTATGTAGTAACCAATAATGTGTATAACGGTTTACAAGATAGCGAGAATAAAGATTCTTCAACACTATGTATTCTTGATAAAACAAAAGACATGTATGCCGGGAATAGGTACAATGTGGATGTGATATTTTTTGATTCAGACAGAGAATTTATATCATCAACTAATGCATTGTATCATGGGACAAAATTAACAAAAGAACAGTATCCATCAAATGCAAAATATGTTGCATTTACATGGGCGAAAGATGCTGTAATTGCAGATAAAATGTATGTTTCTACTGTAGATAATGGATGGCAAACCGGATTGCCTGCACTTAAATATGGAAAAACAATCAAGTATAAAGGGCAAAGACCAAACATTAATATTTATAATTCAGATACACAAGAAGAAATATTTGATAAATTGGCTGATGCTTGCTATACACAGGATTGCGACGTGTATTTTGAAAAGGGTACTTATATTTTTGATGCTATTTATGATAAAATCAAGACTTATTACAATAGCGTTGGAGATGCATTTGAAATGCTTTTAGGTGGGAACTGTCGATATTATATGTATGGATGTACATTCAAAGGTGATTTTACAAATAGTACTGGTAAACAATCAACATTCGGTTCTCATAGACATGCAGGAAGTTATGAAATATTTGGTGGAACAATTATTTGTGTAGATGGCACTTATTGTGTACATGATGAAGTGAGTGGCGAAGAACTAATTAGTGTTAGAAAATATCATCATGTTACATTCAAATACGTCAAAGGTAGCACTTATTCTAATTGGTTATGTAAATGTCTTGGATGTGGTACAGGAAAAAATACAATTACAATTATTGATGGCTGTTATTTTGAATCAGATAATGATTTAAGTGATGCCGAAGCAAGTTGGCATGGTAATCTTGAAGATAATTCGGCTTGTGAAACATTTGTTGAAGTAAAAAATTCATATTTCAAGGACAAAGGTTTTTATGTGGATGCTATTCCATCAGAATCTAAACAGATGGGTAAAATTATATTTTGTAACAATTCTGTTAAAAACAGATTACCTACAGAATCAAATGGATGGATTTTGGCTGGATGGAATAACGAGGTTCGTAGCACTAATTAACTAAAGAGGGCTTTAGTGAACTCTCATAGTTCTTTTCTGCCCAACACGCAAGCTGATATTATGTTTATCGGCAAGGAATATCGGTGGGGCTTAATTATATTGATTAAGAACAGGAGAAAAGACATGAGAGTAAAGATTAAAGTCGGAGATAACAAGATTGAGTTCAATATGAGCAAGAGTCAGGCTCTGCTTATCGTAAAAATGGCACAGGAGTTCGAAAAAGTGTACATGGCAGATGTGTTCGCAACCTTGGACGATGTAGATTCTGAGATTGATAAATCTGAAGAAGCACAGGAAACCGAAGTAAAATAAACAATCAACCATTTAGGGGAGAGCAGAAAATGTTCTCCCTTTTTTCACATTGGAGAAAGTATTATGAGAGGATTAAAAAGACAGAAACAGACCGTGTATTGGTCAAGAATCACTGAGGAACTTGACGGGATAGATACCGTACCGACATACAGTCAGCCACAAAGTTTTAAGTTTTCCGTATCGTCTACCGCAGGAACGCCAGAGGAAATATCGGCAGGAATTGTGCCGGATTACGACAGGTACATTACTTCCTTTAACCGTTCTTTTTGTCCACAAGAAGGAGATGTATTTTGGATTGATACCGTGCCACAGGTTGACACACTGGGAAATCTAGTTCTGGAGGATGGTATTCCTACAACACCGCCAGATTACCGTTTGAAAAAGGTTCTTGATACTCAGAGGGGCAACATTGCCAGATATGGAATCAAGAAGATAGGTGCAGAGAATGAGCAAAAGAATTAAATGCACATTGAGTTCGGAATCCATCCGAAATGCCATTAAGCAGTTAGAAACATGCCAGAACAGATTGCAGGATAAGAATGAGATATTCGTGCAAAGATTGGCAGAACTGGGGATTCCTGTCATAGACGAAAATATTGCGTTGGCACAGGGGGATTCTGATAAAAACCATAATACCTACATCAAAATCAACAGGTTTGGAAGCTATGCACGGGCAACTCTTGTGTGCGAGGGTTCTGACCTAAGTTTCATAGAATTCGGTGCAGGTATTCATTACAACACTCCGGCAGGAACAAGTCCCCATCCAAAAGGAGAAGAATTCGGATATACCATTGGTTCCTACGGACAAGGAAAAGGAAAGAACGAATCGTGGGTATATGTGGCAGATTCTGGCGAATGGGTACGTTCTTACGGCACGGAGGCTACAATGCCCGTTTACAAAGCGAGCGTAGAAATTATGCAGAACATCCGTAGAATCGCAAAAGAAGTGTTT